ATCAATCTCAGCATAATCTTGTTTCTCATCAAAATATTTTTCTATTTCATATTGTTCATTTAATGTTATTCCATATAATCTAGCCAACAAATGTCTAGTATTTATACCCACCTCTTTATGAAATTTTTCTTTATTAGATTCGAAATAAGTCTTATTTAAAATAAATACATCTCTTTTATAATTATCATCTATTATATTAACGTCAAATTCCCATCCAGTAGACACTCTATCCATCCACTTTGCTACTGAATATAATATAGGGCATCCCGGGTAAGAGTATAAAAGTGACAGAGCTTTACTCCTAAATAACATTTTTAAAGTTTTTTCATTAGCATTAGCATATTTTTTACTAGTAAAAAAATAACCTGCCAGCACATCTCGTGGATCTTTAACAACTATTTCTTCATCAGGGTCATAGAGCATTCCACAAAATGAAGCATCTGATAATAATTTGTGTTTATTTATTTTAATAGTGAATCCTAATTGTTTATAATCTTCCTCTTCAGCATCTTTACCAGTGCACTTAGTTGCACTATCATCCCCTTCTATAGCTGTTTTAACAGATTCCCAATCTCCTGTTTTTTTCCATATTATAAACAACTTGAGAACTAAATTAGTCCAGCCATTACATAATGAAGTATTCATTTCTCCCGATAACCTCTTTGCTTCTATAACAGCTTCAATATCCTTCATTCTAATATAATTTACACCCCCAATTGTTTCTTTTATTAGTTTTATTATTTCCGGACCTTCAGGCAAGTTCTTTAACATATACTCCACCAGAGGGAAATCTAAATGCTCCATCATTAATTTTGTAAAGTGAGCTTCATATGATGTAAAATCAGAATCATCGAAATCTTCCCCTTCACCTAATAAATCCTTTATCCACTTCGCTCTTTCCGCAACAGGTACGTGTTTTACGAAATATTTTAAATTATAAACTTGTTCTTCCATTAATTTAAAATAAGGGCCTACTTTTATCTTAAACATATCATCTCGTGAATAAATCATCCTTGCAAATTTAAAATCTGGATAATCTTCATCTTTGACAAACGACGTTACTTTCTTGAAAGAATCGCAATGTACATTCACATCCATGTTATTCATGTCTCTTAAATATTGTTTAGTTGCACCATTGTAATTTGTGTGTGACAGCCAAGTTTCAAAAGAAGTATCTGCTTCGGGTTTCAATGGTGTTAATAATCTTTTCATCAACATGATATTGAATTCTTTTAATTCTCCCAACAATTTCATATTTGGTGTTGGTGTTTTAACTGCCATTCGTCGTAAAAACCCTGCAATCACATTTGGTACATGTTCTGGATCTATTTTTGGTTTTAAATATGGAAATTTTGTTAATAATTGTGCTCCCAAAGCTGGCCTCTTGTTTGGATTTTTTGTTACGGATTTCGGCAATACTCTAAAAAATGCTTCTTTAATAGTTTCGGGTTGCTTAGGCATTGGTACTTCTCCATTTCTGTAACCACGAACAATTATATTTCTTCGCTCTCCGACATTCCTTATTATTGTTTTATTACTTTTACGTTGTTGTGCATGACTTACAATTGCCAAATTTATAGAATTTTGTACTATATTTTGATTTTCAAACTGTGAAAATCTATCATAATTAACTGTAGGTATATTGTTTCCAGATTTATGTATTGATAAACAATTAGTTTTAAATTTAGCACAAAATGGTGCAACAGACGGTCTCAACAATTGACTTGCTAATTCCATTGAAACAATTTTATTTGATATCTGTTTCTGTTTATAATTTATATTGAAAAATTTTAACAAACTTTCAGGACTATTTTGTAATATAAATTCAAAACAATCAGATAAAAAATTTGATTTCTTTTGTAATTTTGTAGTAACTTCGAATTCTACATATCTCGCATCTGAATGATATAATGTACTCTTCTTAATATCATCAGGCCTTAAATCCTTCTTATCTTTATCCATAAACCTAATTGCTGTCCAAGATTGTAATTCATGAAAATATTCATTCAAATTTAAAAAGTTCATGCATTTATTGTATAATGTATAGAAAATATTTTTAAAAAGACCTAATTGTCCAAATTTTGCTTCTTCAGGTACAAATGAGAAAAGTAATCCTGATCCTAAAGAAATTCCCAATGCTGGTATTGCTGACATACCCAACGTGGTGGCTAATATACCTAAGATTGAAGAAAGTAAAAACCCTGATAGATTTGGTAATTTATAATTTGCTATTTTAGGTATCCTTCCTATAATTTTCAATGTCAAAATTCTTGCTCGTTCATATTCATTCCAAACATCATCATCAAACTCTCCGTTTAACATTTTATTTTCTATTTCATCCATCAACCCCATGAGTGCTAATGGATCATCTTTATGTAACTTATCTCCCCAGGGTTCTTCAACAAAATCTTGCCATAAAGTTCCAGAATCTTTTTGGACCTTGTCTGACTTATTTAATTGTGGAACATAGTCATTTTCAAC